CATCAACCTGACGAGCAAGAGCTTCGCCCATCATGCGACTATATTTAGATACTAAATCAGCTTCGCTTTGAATTAAAGCTATGTCTTCAAATAGTTTTGCGACATACTTATGTTTATTAAGCGTCAACTGAGTAGTTGTGGTTGCTGTTGCGTCATAAGCTACGTCTGCACCAGCAGATTTTGCTGAAGCACTAATAATGCTCATTTCTGGGACATTAATAGCATCTCCGTAACCTTTGCCTTTAACAAGAGATGAATAATCATCAACTAAACCACGAAAAACTGTTTTTCTATCGAAGTATTTATAAATTCCATCAGCCCAAATTTCGGGGATGAAATATTGTTCGGTAGTTACTGTTGCGGCACTACCGTCATAATGTGTTGCCATTTTTAACTCCTAAATTTATTTTCTCATATAGGTCTGCAAAATTCTATCCCAGTTCTTGCGCCTTTGGTCTGCTGGCATAGCTACCCAATCTTTAGGTATCTCTCCATCAGCTATTGCGCCGGGAACATCGGGAACATTCTTAACTTGTTCCTTTGAGAATTTTGAAACCAACAATTCAAGTTGGATAAGAGGAAGGCTACCAAATGCCTGTTTGTCTTCGTCAGACAACTCGGTAAGAAGCATATCTCTACGCAACTCTTGGTATTTGCTCTTTTCCTTATTATCCTGAGAAAGTTTATCAATAGATTTGTCCTTTTCTACGAGCAACTCCTGAAATTTGCCTTCTTCTTGGAGTTTCTTTTGTCTTACAGACTCTTGCTCTTTAACAAGACCATCGAACTTTTCCTCAAGTACCCTATATTTATCATTGACCTCACTAAATCTGCTATAGGGAACAGAACTATTAGGTACATTTTCTGTGGCTTCTGTGCTCGTTGTTTTTACGTCTTCACTGACTTCAGGTTTTACAACTTCCTGTTGTTGATTATCCATTTTACCTCCGTATGAGTTTTATTATTATTTCGGATTGCCAAAATATTTGACACAAACTTAAATTGCGATTCAAGATTCCTGCAATAACAAATTGAAAAGAATTATTGGAAGTTTCGCAAACACACGATTTTAAGAGGAAATGGTTCAAGTACATCGGGTATAATCCGCACGATGGACAGAAGAAACTTCACTTCCCCGATAAAGACTCAGCCTCTTTTTTTGTGAACATCTGCGGCAGGAGATACGGCAAGACAACTGCCGCTTTTCGTGAAGCAGAGTTTATTGCGGCGCAACCAGATAAGAAAGTTTGGCTGGTTGGGCTTTCGTATAAGAAATCTCGGTTGATGTTCCGAGAAATATGGAAAGATATGGTAGTTGGACATGAAAACGATATCGCTAGTGCTAGTGAAAAAGAACAGTATATTAAATTTAAGTGGGGCTCTGTAGTCGAAGGTATGTCGGCAGATAATCCATCTTCACTTGTGGGCGAAGGTTTAGACCTATTGATTATTGATGAGGCGGCAAAGATGCCTCGAAAAGTTTGGGATATGTATTTATCCCCCACTCTGTCCGATAGAAAGGGAAAAGCAATATTCATCACCACGCCACAGGGTTATAACTGGGTGTACGATTTGTACTTACTCGGTAAAACAGACCCACAGTGGTACTCGCTCCAATCACCCTCTTGGACAAACACACACGCTTTTCCCCTCGGGCAGAGTGACCCTTTTATACTTGAGAGAAAGAGAAATCTAGCTAAAGAGATATTTGACCAAGAGTATGGTGGAGAATTTTCTACGTTTGAGGGTAGGGTATATCCGTTTAAAAGAGAGATTGACTGCGGTGAGTTTCCCTATAATCCGAATCTACCGACATACGCAACAATAGATTTTGGCTATCGTATGCCCGCCTGTGTCTGGACGCAGACTTACTCTGTAGGGGGAATTACTCATATAAACGTAATAGATGAGATAGTTCACAAGAGAAATATCGCTACAGACGCTTTAGCAAAAAAAGTTAAAGCAAAACCTTACTCAGTACTCGTATATTTCGGTGACCCAGCGGGTTCACACGTTCAAGGTCAGTCTGGATTGGGCGATACTGAGATATTTAGGAAAAATGGAATGTCTATACGTTTCAGGAAAGATAAATTGAGTAGAAACATTGCTTCAGGTGTAAGTCATGTCAGGGGATTCTTTGAAAGTGCAGATAAAATAAGAAGAGTCCACGTTGACCAAAGGTGTACAGGAATCATGGAAGACTTTGAAAATTACCGCTATCCAGAGGCGGTGGAGGGCAAACAATTGCAGTCAGACCCGATGAAGGACGGTTATCACGACCACGGGTGTGATGCTTTTAGATATTTTATTACAAATCGCTTCCCTTTGAGAAGCAGAGAAATCACAACAGTAAAAAGGTAAAACTATGGAAATGATACCACTAACCCCAGCGGAGATTGTAGCTAATTCACTTAAAGAGTTTAAAATGCTTCAATCAAGAGCAAGGCGGGAACAGGTAAGAAAATATATTAATTATTATACGGGAACTTCCACGACTCAGTATATAGACGATTATTTCGGAGCAGATTCTTTTAAAGAGATTCCGCCTTACGAGGCAAACTTTACTAAAAAGTTTATCAATAAAATAAGCCGAATTTATACTATTGGCGCAAATCGGAACGTAAGCAGTGGTTATCAAGAGCTCACTAAGGGTAAAGATGTGATGATGAAACACTTAGAGAGGATGACTCGCTTAATAGGGAGCGTTGCAGTAAGGGTTATGTATAATCAAGAAGCAGAGAGGTTTGAATATAGACCTGTTTATTATTTTGACCCTTATTTTGATAGTGACCCTTTTAAGCCAACTGCTATTGTGTATCCGATGAATCTACCAGTAAATGACCCTGAAGATACAAGAAAAGTTCAATATGCGTTCTTTGACAAGAATAATTTTAAAGTTTACGATGCTGAAGGAGCTGTTTTACACAGCGAGCCTCATAATTACGGTATTTTGCCGTTTGTATTCCTGCATCGTGAAAATCAGATAGATTCTTTCTACGTTGAAGGTAGCTCAGACATCGTCAACGCTAATGAGCACGTCAACATAACAATGACTGAAATGCAACTCGGTTTACGTTTCCAGATGTTCGGTCAGCCGTGGACAAACCTAGAATCTGACAAGCCAGTGTCTCGAACAGGTAGCGACGAGATACTTATGCTTGGTGACGGAGGTTCGTTCAATATTACGTCCCCAGGTGGTAATATTGATAATGTTATCAACAATGTCAAATTTCAGATAGAGATGATAGCACAAAATCACCACTTATGGGTGACATGGGCAGAAACTGGTGGAGAAGTTCCATCTGGAATTAGCTTGATGATTAAAGACTTGGAACGACATGAAGATTTCGTTGATGATATCGAATTGTGGAGAGTCTATGAAAATAATCTATATCAAGTAGAAAAATCAATTGCAGAATATAACTCCATCAAACTGCCCGATAAATTCGCTGTTGATTTCGGTGAAGTCGAGTATCCGATGACAGTTCAAGACCAGATTATGAGAGATGAGTTCGATTTATCCCATAATCTAATTACTGAAGCAAAACTTATGGTAAGGGACAATAAAGACCTATCCATAAAAGAAGCACAGAAAATAATTGACGATAATAGAGAGGAAAATGAGCAGAGAAACCAACAGGGACTCTTTAATCAGCTTCGCCAAGGAGCTTGATAGATTAAACGATGTTAATATTACCCTAAAGGGTAATATAGAGGAAATTTTAAACGACCCTAGAGCTTGGGCTGAAGAACAAGTGTTAAAAGCGGTTGGGCAAAACCTTGAGAAGCTTGTTGAGGCAAGGGAGCTCGGCGAAAAATTTGTGAAAGACTTAAAATGATTAATATAAGGGCAAAATTAGAATCTTTACAAGAAAACGTCGATAAAGAGATAGAAGCTTTATATCAAAAACACGCTTCTGAATGTGCTATGTTAAATAAGAGCATGATAAGGGATGGGATAAATACAAGCACAGATATTCATGGAAAGCGTTTTGAACCAATACTTGGTGCTCCAACCTGGATCACTACTAAGTCTAGGAAAAGGAGGGGCAATCCAGAGCAACCGCCCTTAAAAGAAACTGGAAACTTATATAGTGGTGTAGTAAAAAGAAAAAATTTTATTTTTAATACAGTAGACTATGGAGACCTTCATAATGAAGGATTCACTCATCGTAGCGGAACGAGGGTTGCTCAGAGAGAATATTTTGGAACTCCAGATGGTTTTTTTGAATCACCAGAATACAAAATGCTTGTAAAAAAGCTTGATATGGAGCTTGAAAATTTGTTTAAAAAACGTAAAAGAAAAAAGAGAATTTAGGTATGGAGACTTTATTCATAAGTTATGCCTGATGAAAAAGACAGATTTGGAAAGCTTGATAAACGAGATCGAGAAATTGTTCGATGGGTCTCAGAAATTCTCGGCTGGGAAATTCAAGTCTTTGATGCAAGAATTAGACAACAGGCTGAGATTCTTAGGCGAGCTGGCGTATCAGAACAATCAATTACTGGGCTTCTTAGCCAAGACCTTGGCTCCAGCGGGCGCATCTTTGGAGAATTTAGAAGCTCCATTAAGCGAGGAATTGTTGGAGGAATTATGCAAGCTTCACGCCGAGAACTCTATCTGGGGGGAGACGTAAATTACAGATGGATAGTCGCTCAAGGTGTGGAGAATTGCGAAGATTGTTTAGGAAGAGCTGGTGAAGTGGACACTTGGGATAACTGGATGGCGAGAGGGATGCCTGGAACAGGTTGGAGCGTTTGTCGAGCAAGTTGTTATTGTCAAATCGTTCCTGAAAAAACTGACATAGACGATGTCATAAAAATAAGGGGTAAATAATGCCACCTGAAATAATTAATTAAGAGTAGATATGCCATACGGTAAAGGTACTTACGGTAAAAAAAGGGGCAGACCTAAGAAGAAGAAGCGTAAGAAGAAGTAGCTTTATATTATTAAGCAGAAGCCTCTAAATTCTTTAATTTATTAATCCAAACCTCTCTTTTTCCTTTTGACAGTCTCCCAGGTGGGAGTGGTTCCAATCCAACTTTCCTTGCTCTTTCTCTTAGGGCGTAGCGTTCTCTTCTTGCTTTTAATTCTTTAGCTTTTTTTCTTTCCTTAGATAATACCCGCTTTAATTTCTTCTTTTCAGTTTTTACTCTTTTGTAGGGCTTATTATTACTTTCATCTCGTATTGGAAGTTTATCTAATTCGTATTCAGCCTCAATAATTTCAGCATCTTCGTACTCTCCCCCAACCTCTGCTTTAAGGAACTTCTCGAAAGGCGAATCTACTTGAACATGGACGTTTTTTACTAGCTTTCCGCTATGTTCTAGGATCAATCTCCCAGCTTGAACATTTCCAGCGATAGCTTCTCGAACCATTGCCTGGAGTACAGCAGGCAGTTGAAAACCTAACGCCATCATGTATCTTTCATAGACCGCATCGACGAAGTGAGGCTCTTTTTGCCAATCGTATATTGTTTCAGTAACAACGCCGACATGACTTGCTATTTCTTTTTTGGTTGCGGCGGGATTCATGGCAATAAATTCGATTGCAATCCGTTGTTTCGGGGAGAACTTTTTGGATTGGTCACTCAGCTTTAAAGCAGTGGTTTCACTAAACATAGAAATCCTCGTATATCTTCATATTGTTAGACTTAACTATTTTAAAAACGTGTTGAATTCTTCTACTTCCCGTATATAATATTATTATCTAGTTATCATACGATATTAGAATATAATATATAATATATAAAAGATAGAATTATTGGTTATACTTTAATTTTATTTTTCTATTTTCTGTTTCTTGGTTATTCTATTTACTAATCTGAGGGGAGCGCTGGTAGCACACACTATCCGAGGGTCATACGCCCCTAACCCCTCATATTGCTACACTTAGAGGTGTCCCTAAGTCTTGATATTGTTAGAGATAAAAGGCTTGACATTGTCAATAAGTGTTTCTCAAAATAGGTCTTGACATTGTCATTGTTTGGTTGTGGGGAGGTGGTGTGGTGGGTTACTAGACCACCATTTAACTAATTGATCCGCTAGTTTCACGTGAAACACCTAACCAATCCATAGTATAGATACACAACAAAGTAGTAGGAATTCTAATCAGTATCCCTTAATTTACTTTTGAAATGAAGATAGAATTTCAACCAAATAACAAACAGACCGTAAACGGTCAAGGAGTTAAAATGACACTATCACAACTATTCGATAGAATAGAAAAACAATGTGATGATCTGAAAAAGATCAACGCAAATATAATTGAATCTTGTGATAAGATTCAGACCACCCTAGAGACAACTAAAGAAACAACCGACAATCTATTGTCGAGTGTTGAGGAGCTTTAAATGAAGCTCAGACCAGTTGGATCAAATCAGACCGAACTTACCATAAATGGGATCACAATCCTTTTCAGCTATACAACACCAGTTGCAATTCTTGGTATTCATGGCAACTACAAGACCGAAAAATGGTACTCACAGACCACCACTCGGCACATTAACAAATTCTTCATGGGATTAGAAAAACCTAAAGAAATTCCGCAAAGAATTATTGATAATTACTTTGTAGAAATGGAAAAACATTGCAACGAATATCTAGGATTTGAAATAGGTCTATGATCTTACAAGCAATAAATCCAATTATACATAATACATTTACTGATCTGAAAAATCTGGAAAAACCCAATTTTTCAAGATTACAAATAAATCCCCAAATTCAAAATAATTACCAAATAAAAATATCTAACAGTATCAGATATGGGAGTGTCTTATAATATGAATCCAGATAATAAATCCGAACCTTTATTTGTTTGTTATGACTGTGAAATTGAAACAGATAATGAGGATGATGTAATTTATATTGAGGCTGTATCTGATTATATTTGTACGGACTGTTTGGATGAGCATTATTTTACTTGTGATAGATGTGATGAATATTATAGCACTGAGGAATCATATTGTATTCAAGATGATTATTGGTGTGAATATTGTTATGAAAATTATTCTGTATATTGTGATTCTTGTGATTGTTCTTATGATGAAGATCATGTTAGTGTAAACAGTAATGGTCATTGTGAAGATTGTGCAAATGAAAATAATGAAAATGATGTCATTCACTCATATTCATATAAACCAGATATTATAGTTGGATTGCTTCAATTCAATAAAACATGGATAAACCAAGAATCAGACCCATCCAAAGCATCAGACCCAAAAGAAAAAGTAATAAGCAAATTAGTCCACGTTGGACAAAATGCGTATAATAGAATTATTGATAAGAAAACAAAATTAGATCAAGATATATTCAAAACAAGTTTTGGCAATTATGAAGATACAGCCGAAATAATTGGCTTTGAACTTGAGGTAGAAAATAAAACAAACGGAGAAAATTATATATCATCAAGTGATCTAGCTTCAGATTTTATTTTAGCTATGGATGATAGAGACGAAAACCATGTATATCTAAAATCAGACGGTAGTTTATCTAATGGATTTGAAATTGTAACCCATCCAAAAAGCTACAGCGCATGGATGCAAGATATGAAAAGATTTCAACCAATGTTCGATCTACCGAAAAATGGTATCAGATCACATGATACACAAACTTGCGGATTGCATTTTTCATTAAACAGAAAAGCATTTTCACCAATCCATTTATTAAAGTTTTCAACATTTATATACTGGAATCCAATATTCATTAAGGATATTTCTAGACGAACATGGCAAAATTTGACATCATGGGCAAATGTGTTTTCTAGTTATGACTACAATACTATTGATGATAAACAGATAAAATCAATAATGGCATCTCAGAAAAGTATTGAAAATAATTTATATAGAAATACATTTTATACTAAATGTGGAGATTTGTTTCACCCATTATACACGAAAAAAGCATTAATCAATAACAGAAGAAACATTAGAAATACAGCAATTAATTTACCAGAGAGTAGAGTTGAATGTAGGTTTTTCCGAGGCACGTTGAAAAAAGATACTTTCATAATGAATCTTCAATTTGTCCATTCACTATTTGAATTTACAAAACAGGAAAAATTTGAAAATCTATCCATATTTGATTTTCTAAAGTTTAATAAGAAAAACGATTTTCATTATGTTAATGAATATTTGAATTTACTTCCAACGGATCAAATCAGATTTTACCATGATTATTATATGGATGCTGTTAGAAATGAAAGGGATTTTAAAGATAGAAAAGAACCTTGCGCTGTTTTCACAATGCGAGACGATGATAACTATAAAATTAAACCAAGGAGTTAAGAATTATGTGTGTAGCTGTATTAAAGCCAAAAGATTCTAGCATAGATGATAAGACACTAGAAAAATGTTGGGAATCAAATCCAGATGGTGGTGGATTTATGTACGTTAATAATGACAAAATTATTATCCGTAAAGAACTGGATTCATTCAAAAAGTATAAAACATTGTATCGTAAACATGAAAGTTTAATTGATACAGATTTTATTTTACATTTTCGTATAGCCACAAGTGGATTAGTTGATGTTGCAAATACACATCCTCATAAAGTAAACGATGATGTTTACATGGTGCATAATGGAGTTATTGATCGTTGTGCCGATGTCAATTCTAAGATTAGTGATACAATGAAATTTTGCAAATTCATTTCAAATTTACCAAATAATTTCACAGGAAATAAATCCATGATTGAATTAATTACTGGATACATAGGTACAGATAAAATGATATTCCTAAATAGAAATGGTGATATAAAAATTGTGAATGAAAATAAAGGAATATGGAAAAATGGAAATTGGTATTCTAATGGAAATTGGGAATACACTAGGACAAAATGGTATCAGAAATCATCTTGGAAATCATCGGATGATTATGAAATAATTACTGTTGATGAAAATAAAACGTATAGCAAAAACGATGATTTAATTTGCATAGATTGTGATGATCTGATTGGAAAATATGAAGATCACGATTATGATGGTCGCTGTTATTCATGTTGGAGATTAATTTCTGAAACAGCAAGATATTATGGAGATTTCTAAGATCAGGATGAAAACATATTTTTGGGTTTTTCCTATAAATTCCAGGGAATCCAGCTCAGAATAAAAGTATTATGTATAATTGATATGAACAAGATTCAACAAAACATTGGGATTGCTCAAAAGCAAACTATTGAGGGAAAAAGGGATGGTGGCTTACCACCACCAGTTGGCAAATTTCATAATAATGAATGTTCCTGTGAGGAATGTCGCAGATATTATACTGTTGAGGATGGTGAGGTAAAGGAAAAAACAAAAAGAATTATAAACAGTGATCGACATAAAACATTGGATTGTTCAGAGTTTATTGAAAACAAAAGGGTCAATAAATATAGAGAATCTTTTATGCTTATGCGAGGAGTGGAATACAGATGATCGAATTTACTTGTAGTGTCTGTGAAAATAAATATTCCTCAATAGGTGGTGTCCCAGAGGAGCGTATTTGTAATAATTGTTGGGAATATGATGATATTCTAGATGATGATGATGAAAAGGAATTTAATAATAATGAATAATGATTATGAAAACCTTCCTGAGTATAAGATGTTGCCACCCAGACAAAAAGCAATGGTGCGTAGATTATATCGTACAAAGATAAGAATTCAAAAGTGGGCAAGGATAAATGGTTGGGATAACATAAAGAATTATGCTGAAAGTGTAGATGACAACGGGAATGTTCAGTGGTATCAGACTGATTATGAATATGCTTGTGATTTTTATAAACGTATGCTCAATTTAGCGCCACCATTGGCAACAGTTGATGGAAATCCTCTAACACATCGTAAATTTAATATTGAAGAGATAAAAACATTAAGTATAATATGGGCAAGATACCCAAATAGAGTCCAATATGTTCAAGACTTTCGAGTACATAGGGGTATGCACTATCCAAATGGTTGGAGGCGAGTGCCTGCGAATGAAAATATAAATGAACAAATTAGGCAGTATCTGGAACAGTCTAATGACGGTTCTTTAAACGATGCCATTTCTAGATGGACAAACCATTTTGAAGATACGATTGATGATCTAGAGAGATTGAACAATGCATAGAGATTGTACTTTAGTTTTATCTTCAAGTAACGCCAGCAACCAGGTGGCAGAAGACTTTTTCAAATATTATGTATAATTCAATTATACATAACGTGGATCAGAT